CATATATGATTATGATATTTTGAATCATAAAAGACCGCTAAATTTCGTTCAAATTTACCACCACAGGTTTTACATTTAATTTCAATTTTATCATCATCAAATGTTTCAGATAATAATTCAAATCCATATTTATTAATTTTTTCTTTATATATATTATACTTATTTTTATTTCTATAATCCCATGCTTCTTTAGATTTCACTGATATTTTTTTTAATGTTTCTATATTATGAGTTTTCCCTTTAAAAAAAGCGAAGGCATATCCCTTTTCTTTTTTTGTTGTTACTGCTAATTTTGCTCGAGACGATAATTCTTCTTTATGCGTTGTTGCATATTTTTTTACTGATATAGATATTTTATCTTTAGTAACGTCATCTAATTCTTTACCAGTATTAGTATTGAAGTATCCATTAGCATATTTTTCTATCATGCTGATACTTTGTTTATTCTTTTGTTTTTCCGATGCAGGTATTCCTTTATTCCATGCTTGCTTACCTGATAATTTTTCACTTAAATTTTCTTTTTGATCTTCAGACCATTTATTACCATAATTTGGATTATTTACTCCAGACATATTTTTTGATTTTTCATTACGATATTCACTTGATGATAAACTATCAGAACCATATGTATTTTTATATTCTATCGTTGTTATTTGATGTAATTTTAAATGGCTGTTTGTTATTTGTTTCAAAAATTCTTTTTGACATATTTTACACGTAATAGACATAATATTCCTTGCATTGATATTGTTATATTATCATATAACTCTATTTATGCACAAATCAAATATAAAAAGGGGGCAGAATGCCCCCTTTTTATACTATATGTATTATTTTTTAACTATAAACTTGTGTTAAATCAGTACTTGAATTTTCTATACGAATTGGAATGTAAATAAATTCAATTGTTTTAACAGGTTGAATTGCAATATCAATCCATAATTCATTTCTATCAATTCTAGCTGCAGTGTTATTTGTTTCGTCACAAACAACAATATAATCATATAAACCATTCTTAGATACTAAATCACCTAAGAAACGTGAGAATGTTGCTTGGGCAGTATCACGTGTGTGTTTAACATTTTGTTCAAATAAGAATTGTTGTGAAAGAATGTCACATTGATATCTTAAATAATTAATCAAACGTGCAACATTAATACGATCAAGTGCGGTACTTTGTGCATTAAGTGTCTTTTGACCATATATTACTAAACCACGATTTGGTATGTAAGCAATTGGATTAATATTATTTAGATATAATACGTCGCGTTGACCTTGATTTAATATAACAGCTTGATATTCATCAGAAGAATTAAGATAACCAACTGATGTTACATTATCAACCAAACCTCTTGCGAAGCCCGCTGGGGCATACCAAGGATAAGAAACGGAATCACTATATGCAATTGTTCTTAACGCTATGGTGGATGCTGGAACCATTACTTCTGTACCGTCATAATTACTTCCAAGACCCCAAGGATAGTAGATACCTACATATGGATTTGATATCCCCAATGATGCTTCAGTTGTTTCGGTATTTGTTGTCATAGTATTAGTCCAAGTTTGTATCATTGTTGAATTTGGAGCAAGACGTGGTGGAGTATCAGAAATAATGAATGCTACATCTTTCTTATCATCATTTAATTGAACTAATTCATCTAATACTTCAACATAACCTGGGCAAGAAATAAGATTAAAGTATGTTAATTCAGCACGTGCATCATCTGATGTATTAATAATACTCTTAATACTTGTTAAAATCATTTGACGTTGTGCTTGACGATACATATAAGGCGAACCATCAGTCTTCAAACCTGATTTTGTAACCCAACGTGCTGCTGAAGTTAATACAGGGAATGTAGCAATACCAACATTATAGTTTGTTGAAGTATAATCTGTGCCATCATATGCACTAACAAAGAATTCAGAAGAATATTCTTTAACATCTAATGTACTATAACGCATATTGAATAATAAAGTTCCATCTGGATATAAACGTGGATCGATACAATCAGGATCAACGAAGTTTGAAAGAATTAAATCAGCATTACTTGTACTGTAAGGTGCATAAGTATCACTTGATAATAATTGAGGACCAGAATCTTGGCGGGCATCAGCAAAAACTATACCAAATGGTGTGTTTGAATCTGTATTATCAACCAATGACCATGTATTAGAACCTGAACTATAACGATATATTGCTGGATATGATTCTAAATCGGATGTGTTAATCCATAAATCACCATTTTCCAATTGTGATCCATCACTTTGCGATGTTGGTTGGGATGCAGCTATTGTTGGACCATTTGGATCAGTTAATGCGGTTGTTGAATGTTTAGCATAACCAACCCATTCATCACCATTCAAGTTTATCATAATATCAACTTGAAAATCTTCACTATACCACATTGTTCCATCATCACATGTTGATGTTGGGGCGGAATTAGATGCGGTATAAACTAATGGCGACCAATTTGACCCATTAAAACGACGAATTTGATGTGATGAAACCGGGAATGTTGCAGTACCATAAAGATTATAACGAACATAAAGAACCCCGGCAACTAATGACGACCCATATAATGCAGATGCTGCAGCATCGTCTGCTTGTTCTTGCGTTTGGCCTGTAGTTATAGAAGAATTACCAACTAATGGTGCTGATACAGCAATCCATTGTGATGTTACTGAACTATAAACCTTTACAATCCAATTTGAACCACTTGAATATGAAGTTGTTTTAATCCAAACGTCACCAGAAACTGAACCAGTTGGATATTTTGTATTGCTACTATAGAATAAACGATTTCCATTTACTGAAGCAAGACCTAATGTTGTTAATGGTGTTCCAGATACATTTGAAAGAAGAATATCTTGACCTAATGTATTTGTTAAACGAATTTGAGTTGTACTTAATGATGATGCTACTATATTTGGAACAGCAGCTGTATTAATTGCTGCTATAACTGAAGCAATTGTTTGTGTTCCCCCAATAACAACTGTTTTGCCATTAATACTAATAGAATCACTTGCTAGTAATGATGCTGCCGTAAAACCAGTTCCTAATGCAACTGTTGGTGTTGCCATTTGCCAAGCTGTACTACCAACAATAAACCAATCAGCAACTGCTTGAGAATCTGCATATCCATTATAATCTTGTGGAAGAAGATATTGATACATAACATTATCAGTATTCATTGTTACGATTGCATATCCACCTAATGTTCCTAATGACGCTTTTGGAGAATAATATGTTGACGAACCTAATCCTAATCCAGTTATAACTGCGGCATTTGTTCCAGCAATACTAATTGAACCGGCATTTGTATTTTTAATTACAAGGCAACTTTGTTGCGAATTTCTAAAAGCAATAGCTGTAATTCCAGTAATATTTGCGGAATTAATACTTGCAACTATTTGATTTAATGTTCCTGTTACCGATATTGATATGCCATTTATAACCAATGTACTTGGTGATGCTAATATTATATTAGCAGCTGGATTAGAAACAAGAACAGTTCCAAATAAAATGGTATCAACGTTAGATGTTGTATTAATAACTGTTGTTGGACTTGAATTCCATGCTGCACCTGGAACACTATTACCATTACTGGTAAAAACACCCCATGATGTTGAACTTGTGTTCAACCAAAATGTTCCAGAAACTGCAGAACCTGTTGGTTTATATGAATTTGCAACAAGTTGACCTAAATCAATTGGTGCGGTCATTACATATACGCGATCTGCAATTCCAAGATAATTATAAATGGCATGTAATCCATATTCATTTAATTCATATCCATGCATAGGTGTACCAATATCTGTTTGATAAAATTTTGGATAACCAAATGTTTGAATTGCTTCACGTTGACTTGAAAGTAAGTATAATTTACCAGCATTTGCTGCTAATGTGCCTTCGGCAACACCATTAGTTGCTGGATTTGTTTTGTTTTGATGTGTTGCCATCACGATCAAAGGTACTGTTCCAGTTCCGGCTGAAGAATATGCGGAATCATCTGTAACTGTAACTAAAGAACCTGGAGAAACTAATGTAGTTGCCATTATTGTATCCTCTTATTAAAAATAGAACTTATATCTATTTATTCATTATTCATTTTAATTTGATTTTTACGATTGACGTTTTTAAATCTATGATACTATTTAGTAAAATAGTTTTAAGAGGTGATAAATGGAAAGATTTTGATTAACTAATGCGTTTGAAGATCAATTAGAACAATATAAAAAAGCTTGGCATTAAACTTTATGTTGGACCGCCGAAGTCAACAGGCTATTGCTTTGAAGATTTTTTTATAAAAAATATAATTATGTTGGATTTTATACCTTAAAAGAAAAGGAGGCTCAAGCCTCCTTTTTTCTTACTTATATTTCATATATGAACGAACTAAACCATATTTGTCACGAAGTTCTTTTTGTTTTCCTTTTAATTTATCTTCCCAACGAAAACAAATGTTGCCTAATTCTTGAATGAAAGCATAATGAATGTATTTGTTATCTTCTAGGGCTTTTTGAACACTTGATACTGTTGCCCAGCCACCATTTAATAATACTGGACCTGATTCACCATTATCTATATAAATTATACGTCCTGGTTCTGGATTTTCCACAATTGGATATGGATAACGATTCATTACATCAACAATTGCATTAGACCCTTTTTCTGATAATTGGCGTGATCCTATTCCGGTCCAACGACCTTCAGGTTTGGGAGGTAAATCAAATAAACGAAGCCATTTTTTATCATATATATTAAATTCAAACCATGAATTTTTTGTTTGATCAAAGAAATATAATTTACATTTTTCTTTATCATCACCAAATATATCAAAACGGTCAATATACATTTGTACTGCCCATGCCGTACCACCATCTATTTTACCATTTGAAAAGTTACCAATAGCATATACACTATCAGTATCTTTAATTTGAAAATAATTTCTTCTTAATAAATTGGAAACATATGTATTTGATGGAGGCCATTTTCGTTTAAGTGCTTTATTTGCTTCGGATAAAAACTTATCCGCCATTTTTAATTCTTCATTAGTTAAAATTGTTAATTCTTCTGAAGGAAGTTTTACATTATGACCTTCAAAACTGTAATGAATTACCGAATATTCATTTTTCTTAGACCATAAACCCCATAATTGGTCGGCCCCTTCGGCACCACCACTCAAACAAATACTTTCCATAATTTAACTCCTGATTAATAATCAGCATTATTGAACATTAATGAATCTACTTTAGCAAACAACATTTCTTTATCACAGTTATTATAGATTTCATTATCAAATCTTAGTCCAGCCCATGCCCACTCACTATAATGTATATTATATTTTGTCATTTCTTTTTTTGCTTCTTCATTACCGCAATTAGCTTCCTTGGCAATAGAAAACCATTCTGGTTCAGAACCACGGATAACACGGATTATTGATCCCCCAAAATCACGAAGAAGTTGAATTTCATTTGGGAATCTACAATCTGTTATAACTATATTTTCATTGATTTTTTGTTGAAGGCGATGCTTCATAGACATCACCCATAAATCTGGATGAAGATATTTGCGAAACAATTCTGTTCCTATATTTTGTAATATCCATCTAGGAGTAACTTCACGACCTAAAACTTCACTCCAAAATGGATCGACTTGTTCACGCCATGATCTACTTGAAATGCTATCACCTTCTAGCATTTCACGAGGCCAATTAAAAATAGTTGCGACGGCATCTTTTAATGGTTTTGCATAACTATCTTTTTGAAATTTATGTTGGTCAATAAGATATTGACCAATGGTGTCTTTTCCAGAACCAGCAAAACCAACAATACCAACTAACATTTTATTTCCTCTACCTGATTAGATATTATATTTATATCAGGTAGATGAAGTCAATATTGTTTTAAAACAATACAACCCAAAAATATAATGTAAAAATCCAGCCAATAAGGATGCTATCCTTGTATGCACCAATAATGAATAAAACAATAGCTATATCTGCAAAACAATTAGATAAAGCTAGAAATGCCCCTAATAATGGAAATAAACTAACAAACCATATAATACTTGAAACTAATATTAAAAACCATGCTGCTTGAATTAAAGGATTCATATTATCCCATACACGTTTTTTAAAAAACTTCATATTTCATACTCCTATAATTGTTTTGCCATTTATTTCTCCACATAAAGAAGTTTATTGAAATCCTTGAGCTTTAAATTTGCAACAATTGCCTTAAAGATAGGATCGTTGCGATCACCAAGAATCCAACCAAAAGAAAGTTCCCGCCGAAGAAGCAAAACATTATCTCCACTTTCTGCAACCCAAGTCAAACCATTAACTTCGGCAACTTCACGATCAGCCCAATATGGATACGAAGGATCAATAACCAAATCTCCAAGAAAACCAATCGCCTTTGCAGTTCCAACAACAGTTTCAATCTGAGCCTTAGTTGCATGAAGAGTAATAGTTGTATTGAAATGGTCGGCCCCTTCGGTATTACCATCTTCAATATAAGCCCTTACATCAGGATGTTCATAATACTTAGCAATCATCTGCACACCCGCGTGATGGGCATGGGCATCGGATTTTCCAGAAGATAGAGATTTCAAATCACATCTACTTAAGATGTAAGTGGTCATCTGACGTTTTGTAGTTTTCTCGTCGGCCATAAGGTTTCCTTTTAAATATTATGCATATAATATAGGAAACTGTATAATTGTCAATGATTATTTAAGAATGAATATGTAACGGATGGCTCCATCCCCTCTCAGCATTCTACAAATTGAAATTTCGCAATCATATGAATTTTCGGATGCGTCATGTATTGCTATGTTTTCTTTATTAAAAAATATTCCTTCACGAGGATATGATATTAATAAAGATATTTCTTTTCTAAATTCTTCAGGAAAAAGAAAATCAATCTTCTTTCCAATGATATTATCATGATTGTATCCAAAACGACTTTCAAAAAAACTATTTACTGAAAGTATAGTTCCTTCTTCATCCGTTGTTATGACAGCTTCATCAACCATATCAAGTATATAGTCAGAGCGTTTCTTAGCATCTTCAAATGCACTAATACGATTTATTGCTTCATCGATTGCACAAATTATACCATCTATTACATGTGTGTGTTGACTCATAATAATTATCCTATAAATCCATCTTATATATAATATTTATTCAAATTAGCAATATAGGTTATGGGTTTATCATTAAATTATCCTATAATAAATGAATACCCCTCATCAGAATCCATTTGTGTTTTTAATTCTTCTTCAAGACGTTCCATTGTTGCTTGGGCTTCGGCTTTTAATGCGTCGCCATTCATCGATGCACCGCCTGGGACCGCATAATTTGACCATTTCCCACGAATTTCTCCAAGATATTCTTTACATTTTGCAATAGTATAATCACGTATCCAAGTTTTTGATTGTGGATCACGAATTAATACTTCATCTGGTTTTTCTTCATATAACCATACTAAAAATGATTCTGGTGAACGAATATTACGGTCAATATGTAATTCATGTGCATTTTTATCATATTGAAAGGTTACATAAGCTCCAAACATTCTACCAATTGTTTTTTGAAAGTCAGCAAATAGTTCATAGGTTGTTAAACCTCCTTCACGACCAGCTTGTAACAAATATTGATTAGTGTATGCAAGCGAAAAAGGGTCTAATTGAGAGCCGCCACCTGTAACAGTTCCGGTTGTTCCTCTACGAAGTAATTGTCTGACTTCAGTAACATTATCTGGTAATTTATATGTTGTTTGTTCAATTTGCATTTCAATAAAAGTAAATTTTTCCATCACAGAATTACTACTTCTTAATCTATATCGTTCTAATGCTATCGTCACTGCTAAATCAAGTTGATCAGGAGTAAGTTCTACTCGAATCTTTGGTTCACCAAACGTTATACGAACTTGATTTATTAGTTCTTGTTTTGCCGACATACGATTTAATGTTTTATTCATATCTATCTCCACCTTTTATATTATTTATTCATTTATAAATATATGTATAATATGGAGTATATATTAATGGAAAATTCACAACCGTTTTCAATATGGCAAGGACAGAGATCAGCGGATTATTATTTTCACGATGAAGCTATTCAGGAATATTTTTATATTACTGGATTAGGGACTCTTGTATATCGTTATACTGGTCCTGTGGATCAAGGAAACACTGGTGATGCTACGACCAGTAATAAAACTGGTACAACAAATGAATTAACAGTTCAAGATTGGTTATATTTGGAAAATCGTGATAAAACATGGGATTTAGAACCATATGATTTACATGGTTTATATGAACCTCAAGATGCTGATTATGATTTAAAACAATTTGGATTATTTTTAGATAATGATAACATATATATAAAATATCATTATAATGATATGATTCGAAAACTTGGCCGTAAAATAATGGTTGATGATATTATAGAATTTCCAAATCTTCGTGATTATAATCCATTAGATGAAAATACACCTTCATTACCTAAACTTTATGTTGTTACTGACGCATTGCGTGATTCCACTGGTTTCTCACCAACATGGCACTATCATGTTTGGCGTGTTAAATGCAAGCCAATGGTTGATAGTCAAGAATATAATCAATTTTTATCAAAAGAAGATGAACAAACAGGATTTGATCTTAAAAGTATTATATCAACATATCAAGTATCATTGAATGGTAACGATCTTGTTACAGAAGAATCATTAAATCAAGTTCCAATGCGTGGATTTGAAACAAGACAATTTTATATAGTTCCTGGGGATGAAGGTAATCAATATCCTTGGATATTTGCTGGCGATGGACTACCACCAAATGGAGCCGTCTTAGCTGCTACAGGAACTTCTTTCCCTCAAGATTCACCCGTAGGATCATATTTCCTACATACAGGATTTGAACCGAATATCCTTTATAAGAAAGAAGCGGATCGTTGGGCTATTGAAGAATATAATTATAGATTACAAAAAACATCAGCCCATCGTATTCTTACAAGTTTCATTAATAATAATAACATTACATCATTAGATACACCATATACTGAACCAACTGCAGTATTTAATGAAAAAGAAAATCTATCTAAAGTATTAGTACATAAAGGTGACTTTAATAATCAATTAACCGATAATAAGACTTATGGAGTTGATTCTACTAATGAAATTGTAACTACTGATAAAAAAGTTAGAAAGAAAAAGAAACCAACTATCGATAAACCACAATAAGAATGGTTTTAATATTCTATAAATATAATAAATATTTTTATAAGAAAATGAGGTAACAAATGACTATAACAAGCGATCAATTATCATCAATATATACATCAGCTTCAGATGATAAAATTCAAGAATATATTGATCCATTAAATGATACAATGGATCAATATAATATTAGTGATAATCCACAACGAAGTGCAGCATTCCTTGCACAAATTGGTGTTGAATCAGGATATTTTAGTGAAATTATTGAAAATCTTAATTATTCTGCACAAGGATTATTAAACACATTCCCATCACATTTTACAAGTGATGAAGTAAATGATTATGCACGTCAACCTGAAAAGATTGCAAATCGTGTATATGCTAATCGTATGGGAAATGGGGATGAATCTTCAGGTGATGGTTGGAATTTCCGTGGACGTGGTTTGATCCAAATCACTGGCCGTGATAATTATCAAGCATTATCTAATGATTTAGGCCAAGATTTTATAAATCAACCTGATTTACTTGCACAACCAGAATGGGCCGTAAAATCTGCTGGTTGGTTTTGGAATAAGAATTCCTTAAATGCTTTAGCAGACAGTAATAGTTTCGAAACTATCACAAAAAGAATCAATGGTGGAACTATTGGTGAAACAAACAGAGAAACAGTTTGGAATGAAGCAAAAACTGTTCTTGGTTGTTAATATTTTAATCTTCTTATATTTTTCAAGAATAAAATATATAAATTCATCATAATCTTCGGTAAAGGTTACATTGTATCTTTCACAAGTTATCTTTATATTATCATATCTCCAAAAATCCTTTGGGCAATGAACAATTAATTTTTCGTCATGGGCATGAAGTCCAATTTCCAACATAGTAACTGGTGATTTACTTCCAGATTCTAAATGAACTACAATAATATCAGCAATTTCCATAGCATCAAGTTCCCAATTTATTTGTTCTTTAATATCAACTTCTTCATATACTACACGACGTGGATTGAATAGATTAACATCATACATATCAAATTCATTACTTAACTTTGTTTGCCAATCGTCACTATTACCAAGATCAATTGTTCCTGCAAGAAAGATAGATATATCATATTTTAGATTTAATTGGTCTGGTGGTTTAATTATAAAAGCCATAATATACTCCTTAGAATAAATAATAACATATACTTTTATTTAAAGGAAGAATTAAATGCATTATCGTGAAATTACAAATTCAGATATATTTGAAGCTACCCCTCCAAGAAAATTAACGCGTGCTGAAGAAGAACGTCGTGCAGAACGAAATCGTGCAAATGCTCGTGCATCATATGAACGAAAAAAACTGGCAGCAGCCTCTAGTGTAAAAAGAACAATAACTCCAGAACAAGAAATAAGAAATAAGAAAATTGATGGTATGATTTATGGTAATCCAATTATAGCTGTTGCGGCCGCAGCCCAATCTATTGCTGATTTAGTAAAATCAAATACTGGTTGGACTTCGGAAGAAAAAAATAAAAGAATAGATTCATTAAATCAGGCTATTAAAAGAGTAAGAGGTTCGGTCCAAACAAGTGTTAATCCACCAACAAACAATACTGTACCTCCAGGCAAAAACATTGAACCATCAAAACCAATAACTTCACCATCTAATTCGCCAAGATCATCAGATGATAGTAGTACAATCGGAAATGCTATTGCTGGTGGTATAGGATCAAAACTTGCTGGTGGAGATTTTACTGATGGAGCTATTGCTGGTGGATTATTAGGAAATGGTTCTATTAGTAGTGGATTAGCTGGGACCGCAGCTGGAAGTATCTTTGGTAAATCGGATGATTCAGATTCATCAGATAATTCTGATTCATCAGATAATTCAAATTCATCAGATGGTGCAGATGACGATGATGATAGTTGGTTTTAAGGGAAAATAATGGCAGGATTAGATTATTGGTTTGATGGGCAGTTTCGCAGATATTTAACACATATTCAGGCTATATTTTCAGGAATACAATGGCAAAGTGGTGTTCAATCTGATGGAACTACATATATGCGTACTGTCCCTGTTAAATGGGCTGCACCAGATCGTCAAGTAGATACAATCATTCGTAATAACAGTGAAAATACTTTATTATCAGTACCATGTATATCAGTCTGGATTTCTGGATTAGAAATGGATGATAGTAGACGCCTTGATCCAAGTTTTGTCGATCATCGCCAAGTTGTTGAACGAAAACTCGATCCAATCACGAATCAATATACTAATGTTGAAGGTAATCGTTACACTGTTGAACGATATATGCCAGTACCATATTTGATGAGAATTCAAATTGATATTTGGACTTCTAATCAATTACAAAAAGATCAAATTCTTGAACAATTACTAATTTTATTCAATCCATCATTAGATTTACAAACATCAACTAATCCTCTTGATTGGACTGCATTAACTATTATAACTCTTAAAAATATTACTATGAGCAGTCGTAATATACCAATTGGGGCTGGCGATGATATTGATATTGCTACATTAGAATTTGAAGTTCCAATTCTATTGTCCCCTCCTGCAAAAATAAAAAAACAAAATATAATAAATCAAATTATTGCTAACATGGGAACAATTGAAGATATGCCAAAATATAATCCTGGTGATTATTATGGAGGAACTTTTTGGTCAGAAAATGATTTATTAGCAAGAGTAATAATAACCCCAGGTGATTATTGTATTGATGTTACAGGAAATTTAATAACTATTTTAAGTGAAGATGGTCTAAAATATGACTCTTCCGGTAATATATTATCATGGAAAAATATAATTGATAAGTACGGTGAATTTCGTCCAAATATATCTCAAATACGATTGAAAGCAAATGATAATCCTGAAGATTTTAAAAATGATTTGGTTGGTGTTGTTGATTTCCATCCAACTTTACAAAATGTTCTTATATGGACAGTTGATGTTGATACTTTGAAGGGCAACACAATTAAATCAATTAATATGGCAATTGATCCACAAATGTCTGCACCAGGAAAAGGATTAGATTTACCAGTAAATGGTCAACGATATTTATTAATGAAACAATTATTGCCTAATGAATTTTGGGGATTGCAAACAGTTGGTAATATTGGTGATATTATTGAATATAGTAATGGAACATGGTTTAGAACATTTATTGCTGAAAATTCAACATCAATACAATATGTTACAAATTTATATTCCGGCCAACAACTTAAATGGGATGTTGAAGATAATGAATGGATAATGAGTATCGATGGAGTATATAATCCAGGTTATTGGAGATTGTTCTTATAAAGATACTTGACAAAAAAATATAAACATAATATTCTTAAAAATACATTTGGATGTAAGTCACGAATGTATTTTATATAAACCCATAAGAAGTGAGGTTAAATATGTTAAATATCGCTATGGTACAAATGAACCCTATTTTGGGTGATGTTGTTGGAAATATTAAAAAAACATTAAAATTTTATAATCAAGCGGTCCAACAAGGGGCTGACCTTGTAGTTTGTTCCGAGGCGAATATCACAGGATATCCGTTAGAAGATTTGGTTCGAAAACATGATTTCCTTTACATGGTTCGTGACGAAGTTCTTAAGATTTCTCCTCTTCTTACCGAAGGAGTTGGTTTGATTATCGGAACCCCTTGGACTATCATCGATGATCAGAAAGTCTATAACGCAGCGGTTCTTCTTCAGAAAGAAGATATGCCACAGTTTTCTTTCAAGTATGAACTACCAAATTATGGAGTGTTTGATGAAAAGCGTGTATTCACTTCTGCAGATTACACAGATATTCGTCCAATGCACTTCAAAGGTTACAAACTTGGTACTTTGATTTGTGAAGATACTTGGTTTGAAAAAGTATCCAAGACACTTAAAGATCAGGGTGCTCAAATCCTTATTTCCCTTAATGGTTCTCCTTTTGAATATGCCAAACAGAATGTTCGTTATGAAGTTGTTGAGAAGCGTTGTATTGAAACTAATCTCGATTGCGTCTATGTTAATCAGGTTGGTGGTCAGGATGAACTTATTTTTGATGGTTCTTCTTTTGTTGTAACTATTATTCAAAAGATGTATACAAAATATGCAAATCCAGATGTCAAACTAAAGCGTATGATGGAAGATATGCGAGTAGTGAATTTCAAAGATGATAATGGTGTTTTCCGATTGGATAGAAATGATGTTGACCAAATTTTGGATAACACACCATATCCAATTGGTCCAGAACATGAAGTCGAAAATTACTGTGAAACTACCTATAATGCGTTGGTTCTTTCGCTACGTGATTATTATGAAAAGTCTGGTATTTTCAAGGGTGTATGTTTGGGACTATCTGGTGGTGTTGACTCAGCCTTGGTGGCTGCAATTGCAGCTGATGCTCTTGGTAAAGAAAAGGTACTAACAGTTCGCCTTCCATCGAAGTATTCTTCTGATCACAGCTTATCAGATGCGGCTGATCTTGCCAATCGCATTGGAGTTCGTTGTAAGACTATTGATATTCAACAAACAGTTGATGCTTTGGAATTCAATGAATCCCTTCAAAATATCTTTAAAGAAGAAGGTAAAACTGAAGCCGATACTACCGAAGAAAATATTCAAGCCCGAGTTCGTGGAAATTTCCTAATGAGTATTTCCAATAAACTTGGTTACTTGCTATTATCAACTGGTAATAAATCAGAGGTATCAGTCGGTTATGCAACTCTTTATGGCGACATGAATGGAGGATTCAATGTTCTGAAGAATATTTACAAGACTGATGTCTTCTCCTTGTGTGAATGGAGAAATAAAAATATTCCAGAGTTAAGTATCTGCTTAACTCTGGATGTTATTCCACAAAATATCATTACAAAACCACCAAGTGCTGAACTTCGCCCTGATCAAAAAGATCAGGATTCACTTCTTCCTTATCCTAGGTTGGATGCTATTCTTCGTTGTCTGATTGATGAAGGGAAGAGTATCGCTGAGACAGTGGATATTACAGGAGAGACCATTGATAATGTGGTACGAATCCGCCGAATGATCAGCCTATCGGAATACAAAAGGTTTCAAAGCTGTCCTGGACCAAAAGTTGGTCACATAGATTTTGGGGATGATTGGCGTTTTCCAATCATC